GCATTGGCGGCCCCGAGAAAGGGCGGCGTCGCTGTGACGGTGTTCGCAAACAGGCTCTTGCTCACGATCTTGAGCTCGGCGCCCTCTTGCGCGACGGTCGGGGCCGCGATCGTCATCGCCAGCGCGCCCGCGCCCGCGATGACATGCACGCCCGAGGTGACGGGGATCGCGCCGGCCGCGCTGTAGGTGAAATAGCTCCACCCTTGCTGCATGCCGTCCGGCGTCTCGGGGCCATAGATCACGACTTGGCCCGGCGCCGGCGTGGGAAAGTCCACGCCGAGGCCCGTGCAGGCGAACGCCGCCGCGGCGTGCGCGCCCTGCACGGTGCCGTCGAGGCCGCGCCGCACGGGCACGACGAGGCCGGCCGCGGGCGCGGTCTGCGCCATCAGTTCTTGTTCGACGAGGATGAGGTTGCCCACCGCGAAGCCCGTCGCGGAGGCGACCGTAATCGCGGTCGCGCTCGCCGGGCAGGCGGCCGTCAGTGTCGTGGCTGTTAATGCCATACCGTTACCCCCACACCCGGCACGCCCAATCGGGCCGGAACTCTTTGAAGCCGTAGAGCGCGTCGATACGCGCCATCTTCTGGTCGCTCTGCGCGCTGTATTGCTTGACGTAGCGGAGCGAGATGTTGAGCTCGTTATCCGACACGCGCGCGACCGTCGCGCCGTCGAGATCCGCGTCGAGGTCGGCCATCGCGAAGATGAACGCCTCAGGGTGGAAGATCAGCGACTGCGGCGAGGTGGTCGCCGTCATCGTGCCGGTCGGCGCCGCCACCGTGATCGTCGACCCGCGCGGCATCACGACCGCGCCGTTGAGCGGCGAGGCGGTGACGGTCTGCTGATTGCTCGGACCGGGAATGATCGGCGGCGCGATCGGGATCGTCATGGCGCCGGCCACGGCGACCGTCGTCGCCTGCACGACCAACTGCATCAGCTGCCCGTTGGAGACATAGCTGCCGGGGTTGACCTCGAACATCCCGTTCACTTCGATCACGTCGCCCGCGTTGAGCGTCGCGCCCGCGCCCCACCCGTTCACCGTGAGCGACGAGCCGGTTTGGTTCGCGCCCTGCACGACCGGGGTCGAGCTGACGAAGCTGCCCGTGGTGTGCTGGTAGCGGTTCTGGTCCTGATACCACTCCGCGACGCCGAGCTGATTGCGCCCGAACTGCCCCTCGCGGTAGTTCTCGCTGATCGTGGCCGACGGGTTGAACAGCGTGCTCGTGTCCTGAATCAGGTTCACCATGTGAATCGGATCGAGCACCGCCACGCGCCCGTTGTTCGGCACGGCGACGAGCGTGAGCTTCGCGTTGCCCGTCGTGTAGGTCAGGCGCGAGGTGGGCGGCACGCCCGGCACGCCGACCGAGTGCGCGACCGTCGGCGTCATGCGCGTTAGGCCGTCGAGGTCTATTGTGTTCGCGAGCTGCTCGCCGGCCGGGTTGACATAGCGGCGCCGCACGTCCTCGATCGCCACCGTCGCGTCGGCCGTCGACCACGCCGTGCCGATGTTCGCCTGATCGGTCAGCGTGACGGGGACGGTCTGATCGTTGATGGGTTGTGCCTGGAAGGCCTGGCCCTTCGTCGTCCTGAAGCGCTGCGGCAGACGGCCGCTGACGGTGTAGCCGACTTTGGCGCCGCCCGCCTTGAATTTGTCGTCGTACCAGCGTTCAATGTTCGCCGCGAACTTGAGCATGTTCACGGCGACCCGGGCCACATCTTTGAGGACCCAGGTGGGGGTCGTAAACGTATTCGCCATCGGTCACACCTGCGGGGCGTGCCGAGCGCGCGTGTGCGGGGGTTAGCGGGTGCCGGGGACCTTGAGCCTGCGGTTCCAGTAGCGCGCATGCTCGGCCGCCGACGCCTCGTCGCCCGGAGGCGCGTCGGACACGACAGGCGAGCTCCCCACCGGCGTGACGGGTGGCTTCGCGGTACTGACCGGAGCCCGCGCGGCTGGGCCGGACCCAGTGACGGGTGCAGCACGCGGGGCCAGGTGGCTCTCGAGGAGCCGGCGCATCACTGTGGCAGCGGCGACGGGCGTCCCGACGGACTCCTCGGCGAGCTGGGTGCATTCCTCCGGATGCGTGGCGAGGAAATACACGAGGTCGGCCGCTTTCGGGGACGCCGCGATGGCCTCCCGCATCACGGCCGACACTTGGAGGCCTAGTGTATCAGCCTCTGTCAAGACCTGATCGAAATCGGGGTACTGCGTCTTGCCGTCGGCGAGGCGCGCCTGGAAGGTCTGCGTGCGCGCCTGCTCGGCATACTGGGCTTCGCGCGCCGCGAGCGCCTGCGCGATCCCTTCCGCGCGGTCCCAGCGCGTCCACGCTTGCAGATACGCGGTATACGGGTCCGGCGCGTCGGCGAACTGCTCAAATTGGGGCTCGGGCTGGCTGGCTTGGCCGAGCGTGGGAATCGGATACCCCGGATACCCGGTGCCGCCTCCTGGGATACCGGCTGGCGGCGGTTCCACGACCTTCGGTGTGACCTGTCCTGTCACACCCGGCTGGCGATAGCGCGCCAGTTCCTGCTCCAGCGCGGCGGCGCGGCGGTCGGCCTCGGCCTTCTGCGCGAGCGCCTGATTCAAGCGCGCGATCGGGTTATGGCGCGGCAGCGTGTCGTCGCGGCGGCGGGCCGGGGCGGCCGGGTCCGCGGGGGGGGCCGCGTCTGGGGCCTCGGGGGCCGCCGCCGGAACCTCGCCGGTCTTGGGGACGAAGCGGCCCTTCTCGTTGCGCGGGGGCGCGGGAGTTTCCTTCAGACTCTCCGAAGTTTCCTTCAGACTCTCCGAAGTTTCCGACGGAGTTCCCGGAGTTCCCGAACTTCCCGGCGCCTCCATCTCGGCGCGCAGGTCGCCTTCGCTCGCCGTGTTGGTCGTGATCGTGACGCCGCGGTCGGTGACGCTGACGGAATCAGGCATCGGTGCGCTTCCGTCTTACTTCGGCGGGCGCGGCATATTCGATGACCGCCGGACCCTTGGGACGCCACCGAAACAATTCGTCAGGCGTGGGATAGCGCACGCGGATCGTGCCCATCGGTGGCGTGTCACCGCTCTTATACGGGAGGTACGCGCCCGGCGGCGCGGCCTGTAATCGGGCAATGTCCTCTGGCGACATCCGCTCGACGTCGAACCAGACAAGCGGCGGTTCCTCGCGATACATCAGCGCTTCCCCTGCCCTTCTGTCACGCGCCCTCCGGTCCCGGCCCCGACGGCCCCTGCGGCCCGCCCGCGCCCGGTCCCGCCTGCGCGGCCTGCTGCTGGAGCGCCGCCTGCTGCGCGTCGCGCTCGTGCTGCTGCTGCGCGGCCTGCTGCTCCTTCTGGAACGCCTGCTGGTCGAGCTGCTGCACGCTCCGCACGACGCCCTGCCACAAGGTGCGCTCGGTGCCGGCCTGCGCGGCCTGCGCGCCGCGGTCGAGGCCCGCCAGCGCGCCAATCGTCGTGCGCTCGGACGCGGCCTTCGCGCTGATCTCGGCCGTCAACACGTCGACCTGCGCCTGCAGCGTCGCGATGCGCTCCTTGCTCGCGAGCTCCAGCTGCGTCTGCTGAATCTGCGCGTCGGCCTTGACGGTGTCGGTCTCGATCACCTGCGTCTTCGCTTGCAGCTCCTTCGTCAGCAATTCGATGAGCTGCTGCGCCTGCGCCAGCTGCTGCTGGAGTTGCTGCGGGTTGGGCCCCTGGCCCTGCTCGTCCTCCTGGAACTGCGGCGGCAGCGTCTTCTTGGCGATCGCGGCCAGCTTCTTGGCCCCCGGAAAGTCGAGCTCGTCCAGCCAGAACGGCGCGAGAATCGGCGCGAGTTGCGGCGCGGCCTGCATGATCGCGGCGATGGCCTCGCTCGTCTCCTCGCGGCGCGTCGCGTAGCTCTTGCCGACGACCGCGGTGACGCTCAGCTCCGCGCCCTTCAGGTCGATCTGCTCGGCGCCCGGCGTGCCCGGCGGCACCGGCTGCGGCTGGCCGTCCGGGCCCTTGACGAAGGGAATGTTGACCATGAGGCTGCGGCGCTTTTCGTCGAGCCCCATCGCGGGCACGACGCGGCCGGGGCGGTCGTAGATGCGCGGGATCAGGTCCTTGAGGACCTTCCCCTCGTAGATCATGGACACGCTCGAGAGGTTGTCCAAGTAGCCACTGCTGCCGACCTCGGCCTGCCCCTGCAGCGCGCGAATGGCGACGCCGCTGCGCTCGTGCGGGTCGAGCGCGCCGAGCGCGACCGGCGGCATGTTCGTCGTGCCGTGGAGGTCGTCCTTGGCGGCGGCGGCGGCGAGCGTGACGGCTTGAATCGCGGGCTCGGCGACGTTGCGCGTCGGGGGCGGCGCGGGGCCGCCGCTGTAGGTCGCGAGGCGGTACGGCAGATACGGCAGGTTGCGCGTATTCGCCTGCTGCCACCACGCCTCGTAGCCTTCCAGCTGCCCGTCGGCGATGAGCCACTGCGCGCGGGGCGCGAGGCCGACGGCTTCGACCTGCGCGCTGCGCATGTAGTTGTAGGACTGCTGCGCGTCGCGCGCGAACTGGACGATGCCCGTCCAACGCCGGTCGCCGTTGAGGTTCGTCTCGTCGCCGATGACGGGCACGATCGGAATGTAGGCGCCGTTCCACTCCTGCGGGCCTTCGATGACTTCGACCCCGTTGAGCAGCGACCAGAAGACGCGGCGCGCGCTGCGGATGGTGCGGCGCGGCAGCGGCGTCCCGCGGTCCTGCTCGACCTGCTTGAGGATCTCGGCGGGGATCTCGCTTTCGCGCGCCGTCGTGCCGTCCGGTAGTTCCAGCAGCACGGCGCTCTCCTCGCGCACTTCCCAGTATTCGGCCACGCGCACGCCGACGCCCGCATCGCCGTGCGCGGTCGTGATCCACGTCGGGATGTCGTTGCCGAGCGACGTCAACTCGCGGTCGGAATACGACGCCAGCTGCGTCTTCGGGTGCGCCTTCTTATAGCGCGCGAGCGGGAGGTCCTGCGTGACGGCCGCGAACTGCCCATCGCTCCAGTCCGGTTCCTGCGCGAAGGGGTCGAGATACACGCTCGCCTGATTCAGGATGCGCTTGTAGATGATGCGCTGGTCGAAGGACTGATCGTTGACGTACTCGGTGAGAATGCGATACGCCCCGAAGCCGCACTTGGCGGCGCGCTCGAACGCCCACTGCCGCGCGAGGTGCGCGCGGCTGTCGGCCTGAATCGCGCGCGCGATGTCGTCATACGCCTGCGCGACCACGCGACTGGCGCCCTCGCCCTCGGGCGCAAACGACAGCCCCAGCTTCGCCTG